AGATACGACTACTATTTGAAGAGGTAGGGTTAAACAGTTTAGAACTGGACGACCTTATATACAAACAAGCTGGTATAACTCCAACGGTAATAGGTGAAACGTACAAAAGAGTGTGGGATATGAGGGCAAAAGAAACGGCAAGACACATAGCGACCTTAACCCGCTCAACTGTACAAACTAGCCAGACGTTTTTTATAGATGCAATTAATAGAGCTTATTTAGAGGTATCAAGTGGTTATAAGTCATACGACCAGTGTATATCAGATATCTTAAAGCAAGTACCAAAAGGCACAGAGGTACAGTATCAAAGCGGAGCTAAAAGGAGTATAGAAAGTGCTGTACGTACTAACTTAATAACCGCTACTAACCAAATGAGTGGACAGTTACAATTAGAACGTGGCGAAGAGCTAGGCAGTAACTTGTACGAGGTATCGGCACACATAGATAGTAGACCTACGCACGCAGAGTGGCAACGGTAAAGTATATACTAAAGAAGAGCTAACAACCAAATGTGGTTACGGTGAAATAGACGGCTTATGTGGTATCAACTGTAGGCATACTTTCTTTCCTTTTATAGAAGGTAGCAAAAAGGTTTACAGCTATAAAGAACTAGAGGAAATGCGAAATACGACAGTAACCTACAACGGTGAGCAAATGAGTTTATATGATGCTACGCAACTACAAAGAAAGTTAGAACGTAATATCAGAGAAAACAAAAAACAGATAGCAAGCTATAAGGGTTATTTAAAGGAAACAGACAACGATAATATACGTAGTAGCCTTAAAGAGGAAAACACAAAATTGAGGGCAAATAATGCGAAATTAAATACATTTTTAACCGAAACTGGACTAAAAGAAAGTGGAGGTAGATTAAGAATTTAAAAGAGTGCTGACGAGTACTCTTTTTTTATATACACTTTTTACTTTGTTGCAGTGGATAAAGAACAGCAAAGGTAAACAGTCAACTCTAATGACTTAAAACGGAGGTAATAAATGGAAAATAACGAAACTACAGAAACTATTGAAAACAACGTAGAAGAGCAAAAAAGCGAAGGAGTAGGAAAGGTTACTCAAGAACCTATTAAAAATGAGGATAAAGTGTTTACCCAAGCAGAGTTTAACGCTTTTGAGAAAAAGATTAAGGACAAGTACGCCAAAAAGTATGAAGGCATAGACTTGGACGGTTACAACGCTTGGAAAGAAAGTCAAAAGACAGCCGAAGAGAAACAAGCCGAGAGAGAGAAAGAGTATCAAAGGATACTACAAGAAAACGAAACTTTAAAGCATACCAAAGCTATTTTGGAAAAGGGGATAGATAGAAAGTTTGTTAATTTTATCGCTTTTGAGGTTAGCCAACAAGACGGAAACTTTGACGAAAACCTAGACAAGTACCTAGCAGAACACGAAGAGTACACAAACAAAGAGCCAGTAGCAACTGGCACAGCAGTAAAGGGAGTAAATGAAAACAAGCCAAACGGTGTAGGCTCATACCTACAGAATTTACACCCAGAGTTAAATTTTAAGAATTAAAAAGGAGATTATAACAATGGCAAACACAGTAACACCAATTGACGGTACACATTATAGACAAGAAAGATATGTACCATATATCGTAGAATTAATGAGACCTTATTTAAGAGTAAGAGCTTTATTTACAAGAGATTATGAAGGAGATCCAAAAGCTGGAGCAGTTAAAGTACCAGTAAGAAACACAGACGTAACAGTACAAAACTATAACGTAGTAAGCGGAGTAGACTTAACTACAAGTGCTACAACATATTTAGACATAGCAATTAATAAAAACAAAGTTATTAACGAATTAATTGACGGATACGAGGCAGTAGCAGTACCAGATAATTTAATTGCACAAAGATTAGAAAGTGGCTCATACTCAATAGCAAAAACTATGGAAGGTGATGCACTAGCAACATTAACAGCAGAAAACAATTACACTGCATCAGCAACTGCTGGCACAAACTCTACAGCAGAAACAATTTATGCAGATATTTTAAAAGATATCGCAAAACTTAAAAAACTTGGAGTACCTAGCCAAAGAATTAAAGTAGCTATTGACAGTGAAACAGAGGTATTATTATTAACAGATGCTAAATTCTCTAATAGTGCATCTCAAATAGGAGCAGAACTAGCAAGAGATGGTATTGTAGGTAGAATTAACGGCTGTGACGTAGTTACAGAAGATTTAAGCGGAGTAGGCGCACAATACATAGTATTTGCTCCAGACTGGTGCAAAGCTATTGACGAGTGGACAATAGAGCCAAGAGTAAGAGATATGGCAGATGCTAAATACGTAGGTGCATCTAAATTAGAGGGTAGAATGGTTTACGCAAACGCTGTAACAGACAAGAAAGCTGTAGTAGTTAAGTTTGACACAACAGCAAGTCTATAGTAAAGGAGTAAAGGTATGCTAACTTATGTAACAGAAAACGAATATTTATCATTGTTAGGTGTATCAAGCATACCTAATAATTTTAACCAATTAAATATTGAGGCAAGTAATATTATCAATTACAAGACACAAAATAGAATTGATATAAACGATATACCAGAAAAGGTAAAATATGTTACTTGCCTATTAATTAACTTAATTAACGAAAAAGAAATAAGCAAACAAGAAACTGGAAACCTAACTAGTACAAATATAGAGGGCTGGAGTGAAAGCTACGCAAGTAGAGAAACCACAGAGCAAGCCTACTCAAAAGAGATAGACGGCTTACTTAAAGAGTGGTTATGGGATATATCAGATAAAAACGGACAGCCACTTTTATATAGAGGAGTACCAGTTATTGGCTAACTTTTTTATACACGATATCACTTTATACCATTTATCAGAACCAGTAGAAAGAGAGCAGTATAAATGTTACTTTCGTCACGCAACTGGTATAGCAGATATGGCAAAAGGAGTAATAGTAGATAGTAGCGGTACTATAACTATACCTACTACAGATGCTTTAAATATAGCAGAGGGAGATATAGTAGTAGAAGGGTTACTAGATGCAGAGTACGACTTGCGAGCATTAATGACTAATTATAAATGTTATAAAGTTTTAAAAGTACACGATAATAGAAAAGGTAAATTACAGCACTATAAGTTAGAGGTAAAGGACTAATGTTGACTGTAAATGCAAAAGTACACATTAACCCTACTGCTAAAATATTACAAGATAAAGGACTAGACGAGAACGGTGACGTAGTAAGACACTTACGAGATACCGTAGATAGATACAGTGATCCATACGTACCTATGGACAGTGGCATACTTAAAAACACAAAGCAATACCCAAATAACTACACAATAAAATATATATCACCTTATGCACACTATATGTATAAAGGTGAACTTATGTTATCGCCAAGTGGTAGTAGCTGGGCAAAACTAGGTGAGAAAAAGCACTATGCTGGCAAAAAGCTTAACTTTAGAGGCTCGCCTAAAAGAGGTGCTAACTGGGATAGACGTATGATGCAAGATAGAGGGCAAGAGGTGGTACAAGATTTACAAAACTATATTAGAGGTAAAAAATGACAAAGTTTGAAAAGATAAAAGAGTGGCTACAAGAGTGTCCACTGCTTAATAACGGCAGTATAAACGTAGACTACTTAAACGAAAAAATGTACTCATACTCAATAGACAGAACACCAAACGCTTTAGAGTTTCAACCATTTTACTTTGGTGGCGGAAAAAAGCAAATAACTTTTGATTTTACTTGTACTTTTCCTTACTCGAGTAAAGCGGTAGATAACTTACTTAATAGCCAGTTTGGTGAGGACTTTGTAGCATGGGTAGAAACTCAAAACAAGTCGCACAATTTACCAGATATTAACGGTGCTTTTAGTATAGAGTGTACAACCCCAGCTTACGTGTTACAAAAGAGTGACACGGTAGCGGTATATATAATACAGTTTAGGTTTGTTTATTATGAAATTTAGAAAAGGAGAAAGAAAATGGCAGATGCTTTAACAATTTATAACAGAGCTGACGTGGTTAACTTTATGAACGTAAGCACTACAAGCTCACCTTCATATAAACGTATGCAAGGTTTCACAGAGGCTGGAAAGTCTATGAACTCAACTACTTATGATAGAAGATACGTAGACGAAACAACAGAACGTAGCACAGTAACTGGTTACTCAACAGCTATTGGATACAACTTTGACAGAATAGTAGGAAACGACATACACGAAAAAATATGCGATATCCACGACAACGAACTAGTAGGACAAACAGTAGATATTTTAACAGTAGACGTAAAGACAAATAATGCAAGATTAAGAACTTATTCAGTTATACCAGATGCAGACGGTGACAGTACTGATGCTATGACTTACAGCGGTGAATTTCACGCAGACGGTAGCATAACAAGAGGTACAGCTACAATATCAGCAGACGGTTTGACAGCTACATTTACACCAACAGTAAGTGTAGAATAATATAATTTTAATTAGAACTTTAATTAGAAGGTAGGCAAAACAAGTCTACCTTCTTTTTTTTTAGGAGGAAATATGAAAATTTTAGGAGTAGAGATTGACTTTAGTTTTACAAACGGTGACGACATGAAAAAGTTTGAGGATAATTACGAAGGAGTTTTAGAGAAAGTAAACTCATTTACTGGCAATGAGAATTTATCAGAGGTTTTATACGGTATATGCGAGGCTATAGATACTTTCTTTGACAAGCTAGCTGGTGAAGGCACAGCTAAAAAGCTATTTAGTAAACCAGAGCTAAAAGACAGAGTACAAGCATTTAAAGAAATGAAACTAGCAAGAGATGCACAAATGCAAAGTATAGACGACATAATGAAAGAGTTTACAGCACAAACAGAACTTGCCGACAGTAAGTACTCAAAAGACAGAGCCAAGAGGTAGTCTATGAACATTTTAGTAGATAAGATAGAGGACATTGTAAACGCTCATATAACTACGGACATTAACCAAGACTTTAGAACTTGTATTTTGTTTGAGCTAATGATGCAAGATCCAAATATATCGGAAGAGGCAAAAGTAGTACAAACTATCAGATTATTTTGTAATGAAATACCAGAAGATATAGAGAAAGCCATTAACGACATATTGTGGTTTTATAGTGGCGGTATAGAAAAGCACGAGAATAACCCCAAAAGCGAAAATAAGCCTAAACAAATATACTCGTTTGAGCATGACGATAAAATGATTTTTAGTGCCTTCTTGTCGCAATACGGCATAGACTTACAAGATATACCATATTTACACTGGTGGAAATTCAAAGCAATGTTTGAGGGGCTAAATGAAGACAACAAAATAGTAGAGATTATGAGCTATAGAGCAATTAATACGACTAAAATTAAAGACAAAGAGGAAAAGGCAAGAATAAAGAAAATACAAAAAGCTTATGCACTACCAGACATGAGGACACAAGAGCAAAAAGAGGCAGACTTTAATAGTGCATTTAGTTTTTAGAAAGGATAAAAAATGGCAGACGGCAGTGTAGAAATTGAGGTTAAACTAACCAAAGACCAGCTAACACAAGCTCTAAAGAGCATGGAGGGCGACATAAACGATACTGTCAATAACTCAAAAAGCAAGCTAGATAGTTTAAGCGAAAGTTTTACTAAAATAGGCAAAAGCATGACAAGTGTAGGAAAGAACCTTACAACGCATTTAACAGCTCCTATAGTAGCAGTAGGCACACTTGGAGTAACTTACAACTCACAATTAGAGCAGTCGGAAAAAGCCTTAACTACGTTAACTGGATCAGCAGAAGAGGCACAAAGAATAATGGCACAGATTAAAGAAGATGCAAAAAAGACACCGTTTGACGTAAAAGGACTAACCAGAGCAGAGCAACTATTAATATCAACTGGTATAAGTGCAAAAGATAGTAGAGCAACTATCCTAGCTTTAGGAGATGCAATATCAGCAACTGGTGGTGGTAACGAAGAGCTATCACGTATGGCAGTAAACTTACAACAAATAAAGAACGTAGGGAAAGCAAGTGCGTTAGACATTAAACAATTTGCTCTAGCTGGTGTAGATATTTACGGTTTGTTAGCTGACTATACTGGTAAGACTAGAGAAGAGGTATCTAAACTAGAGGTAAGTTATGAAGACTTGAGCGGTGCTTTACAGTACGCAAGTAAAGAAGGCGGAAAGTATTTCGGAGCTATGGAGGCACAAAGTCAGACAACTGCTGGTAAGATATCTAACTTAAAAGATAGTTTCAACGAGTTTACTGGTGAGCTTACTAAACAATTTGTACCAATAGTAAAAAATATCATAGACACACTTAACCAATGGCTAGCTAAATTCTCACAATTAGACGATAGAACTAAAAAGACTATCGGCACAGTGTTAATATTAGTAGCTGGACTTGGACCAGCATTGATTATTTTAGGCAAAGTAGTAACGGCTATAGGTGCGATACTTGGTGCGGTAAAAGCGGTAAAAACTGCAATAACTGGTATAAAGATAGCAAAGATAGTTAGTGGTATAGGTGCGATAAAAACAGCTCTAACGGCATTAAGTGGACCAGTAGGCATAGCGATAGCTGGACTAACAGCAGTAACAGTAGCTATTATTAAAATGAAAACCGAAAACGCAAGAGCAGAGCAAGAGATGCGTAGTAATATAGAAAACTGGAGCAACTCAATAGGCGAGAGCATGAGTAACTATCGTAACCAGATATCTAGTGCAACCTCGTTATTAAGTCAGTTTGGTGACAATATGTTTATAACTGGCGAAAGACAAGCACAAATAAGTAGCGATATAGAAACATATCAAAATAAAATAACTGCTACAATACAAAAAGCTATAAATACTAGAGGTTATTTAACAGACCAAGAAAAAGCAAAGATAGAGGGTTTTGTACAACGTATTAAAGAATTAACAGACGAGCAGATAGATGCGGAAAACTCAAGAGCAGATGCGATTAATACAAGAGCAAAAATGATAAGCGATAGCTACGAAGGCTCTTTAGAGGGCTATATGAACGTAGCAAGTCAATGGATAAAGACAGCAGAAGAGCAAAGAGATAAGACAATAGCAATAGCAGACGAAAGACTAACAAGCCAAATAACTACACTTAACCAAGAGTATAGCGGTTGGAGTGAAGAGGAAAAGAAGGCAGACAGTCACTACCAAGAAATGTTATCACAGTACCAAGACGACTACGACAACGCAGTATTATTAGCTAACCAAAAGTTTGGCGAAACTAACGCAATATTTACTAACGGCATGACAGAAAGAGGACAAAGCTATGAGAACTTTGCTGGACACTTTAAATACTGGGAAGACCAGATAAAAAAGAACACAGAAAAGCACGCAAAAGATATAGAGGCAATAGAGAAAAACCGTAATATGAGTGCTTTGGATAAGGAAATAGCTTTAGACAGAATATATAAACAAATGCAGATAGACACTAGAAACAGTTTAAACGGTATGACACAAAATATGAGTGAGGCACAAAGAAACCAGTTTAGCTTTTGGCTTAAAATGAGTTTAGATGCTGGCACTTATGGAGGTAAATTATCAGCAGAAACCAAGTCAACTATGACACAAGTAGGTAACACTATTAACCACTTACCACAAGAAACAAGAGGTACTTTCACTAATGTAATGAACACAGCTATAAGTGAGGTAGAAAACAAAAGAGGTGCTTTAACTAGTAAGGCACAGTCAGTAGCAAACTCATTTACAAGTACATGGAAAAAGTGGTTTAGGATAGGCTCACCTTCTAAATGGGCTATTGAAACTTTTGGATACATTATGGAAGGTGCAGAGATAGGACTAGACCAGAAAAAGAAGAGCCTTTATGACGACACAGTAAAAATAGCAAAAGGTGTTATGGATAAATTTAGCTTTGACGGTTTAAGTAGCAGATTATCAGATGCAGTAGCTTTGGAAAACAACAAAATGAGTGCTAGCTTGAATAACAGCTTTAGTAGAAACTTTACAGCCAATATCAGCCTAGACGGTAATGTAGAAATGGACAAAAAGAAAGTAGGCAGACTAGTAGCACCAAGTGTACAACGTACGTTTAGGGAGGCTGGAGCTTATGTTAATTAATTTAGTAACAAAAAATGGTAAGAGTTTTAGGATATATAACAATTTAAGTTATACAAACTCTAACACAGAGGTAACTTTCCAAGACTTGGTTTTAGATTTTACGGATCATAACTTACTAGAGATACCTTATAAGTACCAAGAGTGTAGCGTAGTAAAGACAGAGGACAACGTAGATACAGTATTGTTTACTGGATATGTAAGTGAGGTTTCTTTCGGTGATATGATAATGAGTGAAGAACACAGAGAACTAAACTTAACACTAGTAAGCCCAATGGCAATGGCAACAGTAAGGAGTGCTACTTTAGTAGGTACATATACTAAAGTAAACGCAATTAAAACAGCTTTGCAACCATTATTGGAGGACGGTTTTGTAATTAATACTTTAGACGTACCAGACGGACAAATAACGTGCAATTTTCTATTAGAAACAATAGAGTATATCATGAACGAACTATGTTATAAACTAGGCTTATTTTGGCATATAGACCAGAATAAAAATATTATCATAAAACAGATAGCTAATATGTTTATAGAAAAGCCTACGGCTAATTTAAGTGGTAAGATAGAAAACTGTTTAAGACTACAACCAAGTGTAGAAAATATAGAGTATGCAAACGTAATTAATATAAAAAAGGCACGTATGTATTACTTTGCACAGTCTAGGACAAATAGTGACGGAGTACAGAAAACGTATGTTAACTATCAATATCCTTTAGTAGAGTTACCAGTTAAGGTAAAGAAAGGCGACACAATAACACTTAAAAACCCGTTTGTAATGAACACAGATAGGTTAAGACAACTAGCTAATGAAAACATATCTAGCTACTGGCGGAGAAGAGGCAAGCTTTTATAACATATACCTAGAAACTACAGACTACACGCAGAGTTTATATGACGGTATCATAATGAACGCACTAACTGGCGAGAAGGTATCACAAACAAGTTACAACTGGACACTAGACCAGAGTAATACAGAGGCAACATGGACACTAATTACTGATAGCTTTTTCAAAAATTTAATAGTAGGCATCAGATATAACGGTGATAGTACTTTTGAGATATTTAACATTTACTCTAATAATGCTTTGAGATATGTTAACCTTCAATTTATGAATAATGAGGAAATAGAGAAACTAAAAGGCATAATATCAGAAACTGGCATAGTAGAAAAGACGATAGACTATAACGAAAAGTGGACAACGCAAGAGGAGTTAATAGACTATGCAAGTAGCTTACTGACACAAAATACAAACATGGTTAACCAAATAGACGCAGAGTTTGACATAGATTTAGGACTAAAAGTAGGTGACATAGTAAGAATAAACAAGCCAAAATTCTATATTAACGGTAAATTTGTAGTAACAGATATAGAGTATACCTACAATAGTGATTTAGAGGAAAACTGGCATATAACATTACGTAACGCAGACTTATTAAGTAGTTTTATAGACTTATTTAGACCAGATACCAGCCAAGAAACGAGAGAAACGACAGACAGTGTAATGATAGCAGAGTACACAAAAGAAGGTATCAACGAAATTCACACAGAGGAGGTGTAGCAAGTGGTAAGAAATAAATATGTAAAGATCCAGCACGGAAAAGAAATTGTCCGTAAAAACAACATACTAGATGCTTACCCAGAGCATATAGCAAAAAGACAAATGGGTACACTAGACACAACGAGTACTGGCATAAATGAAACAGACAACCAGTTTGAGCTATCAACCTTACTACTAAAGTTAGATACACCTTTAGAAGGCTTAAAGGAAATGGGAGTAAATAAGCTAAACATAACTGGTGAAGATTTAGAAGGCGATTTATCGGTAGTTAATAACGGTGACAACTCACTAACTATCAACGGTAGTCTACCAGTAGACGAAGGCACGACACAAGAAGGCACAAGCTTTACTTTAACAGATGCACAGCCAAACAAAAAAGCTAGCATAACCAAACTAGAAGGCAACACAAGTCAAAGTGGTACGCCAACACCAAGTAGCCCTATTGAAGTTAAGACAGTAAGTGGAGATAATGAGGTAGTAGTATGTGGAAAGAATAGACTTAAAATTAATGACTTTATTTTAGGAAGTAACGGACTAACTTATACTTGTACTAATGGTATTATTAGAATACAAGGAACAGCTGGGAATTTAGGTTATAGTACACTAGAATTAACTCCGTATGTTAATATAAACGAATTAAACGCAATACCTAATGGAACTCAATTAACATTTAGCGTGTTAGGAATAACTGGGATAGGTGCTGGACAGATATTTATAGGACAAACTGGCAACTTATATTACTGGCAACCCAGTGCAAGTACAAAAATGATATCAAAGTCAAAAAGTGCAGAAATAACAAGAGTAGTAATATGGTTTACTACAACACAAGGGCAAACGTATGATATATATATGAACCCTCAATTTGAGGTAGGCTCAACTGCTACAGACTACGAAGAACACAAAGGTAATAGTTATAGAGTAGACTTTGGAGGCAAGAATGAATTTCATGACTATTATCAAATAACGGATACAAATAATGGAATAACTAGAACGTTAACTGATAATGGAATAAAATTAAATGGTACTTACAATAAAAGTGCTAATATGGACTTATGGTTAACTAAAAGTACTTCTGCTGGTTATTCAAATAATATGACTTTGTTAAAAGCTAATACTCAATATACAATAAGTATAAGGGCAATAAGTGGAAGTTTTAATATTAGTAATATAACTTGTAATTTATCTTCAAGAACTGTGGCAGATAAAACATTTGCTTGGAATTATCAAACACTAACATTAAGTAATAATGTATGGAAGAAAACATTTACACCAACAACTGATATATATGTTGGAGGTGTAAGGCTTTATTTTAATAAGAGTAATACTACTGCAGTGTTTAATAATGCAGAACTTGGTATACAAATTGAAAAAGGAACGACAGATACACAGTTTAGCCCTTATGTATCTAACCCTATAGAGTTATGTAAGATAGGTTCTTATGTAGATAAATTAAAAAGAGCAGAAGGTAAGAATTTATGCTCTAATATACAATTACAAGATGCTAACAATATTAGATATTACTTTGATAAAACAATTTCTAAAACATTTACTTTTTCAACTATTGTAAATGTAGCTACTGCTAACAATAGTATATATTTAGTAGTAGACGGAACAAATTATGGAAGAATAGGAACTATAAGTGGTACTGCTAATACAATAATAAGTGGAACATATACTTTAAGCGATGATAATTATCAAGCAATACAAAACGGAAATGAGTGTTATTTATTACTTTATAAAAGTAGTGCTGGTTTTACTTTACCAAGTTATGCAATGATAAATGAAGGTTCTACGGCATTACCATACGAACCTTATGGTACTAACTGGTATATAGAAAAGAATATAGGTAAGGTTAATATGGAAGACTACAACTGGACTAAATACGGTACTAATATAACTGGTATAAATAGGTTCGCAACTACTGGTATACCTAATGTTAAGTATGTTGCTAATAATAAGCAGTTAGGAGATGCCTTATCTAATATGTACGCAAACCACACAGGTAGCGGTATGAGTGGAGTAGCTTATAACTTTTGTATTGATACTAATATGGTACAAACAACTGACGATAGTAGTTTAACGAAACCTAGAGGAGTATTATACTATGCTTTAAAAACTCCAGAGTATGAAATAATAACAAACGAAAACCTAATACAACAATTAAACAATATACAAAACATAGAACTAATAGAGAACCTATGCTATGTAGACTGGGTAGGAAAAGAAAAACCTACTATGACACTAAAGTATAACTATGAAACAGAGTACGAGTATGATTTAGGAGTACAAGACTTTACATTATCAGCTAATACTAACTACAACGTAAATGCTAACGGTTTAAGCTTAAAACTAGCAAATAACAGTGCAATATACGAAGGTGCTGGCACGTACACACCTACACAAGATACAGAGGTTACAAGTGTTAAATTATTAATACCTTTAGGAGTTAACTTTAGTAGTACAGTATATCCTACAGTAGAAAAACAAAGCGGACTACGTAATACCGAATTTGACGTACACTACGTAGACAGTTTAGACATAAGTGTTACTAACTACAAGTGTTTTACTACTCTTACTAAAAATGGTTGTATAGCTAGATATCAATATACTTATGACAGACACAGTAGATTTAGGAGCTATCGTGACGGACAAGTTTATGATATGGCAGACTTAAACGGACGTAGAATTACAGCTATAGGCTTTGCTTGTAACTGGATAGGCGGTGGCAGTTATCAGTCAACTAGAGAGGTACTAGCAGTACTAGACACCAGCAACTATGCACTATATATTAACCAAGAAATACCAATGAATATTACTAGGGTAGACGAGATAACGTCAGATGCAGAATTTTATACAAATAATACCGAAATAACTGGACCATTACACCTAGATCCATTACGGACTAACTGCGATAAAGAAAGAGGAGGTATATGACGATAGCTACGCTTTCTTTAGGCAACGGACTACCAAAGCTAGAGGGAGTATATGCAACTAACTATCCAACTAATGAAGGCACACTTTTAACTAATAACTTTACTCGTGACGGTGCTGTAATATCATGCGATACTATAAACCTAACAGAGGTTACAAGTGGTGTACTGCCACAAGAAAGCCTAACACCTAGTGCAAATAGATATCTAGCAAGCGGTGGTAATAGATATTTACTATACAAGTATAGGATATATCAACCAATAATAAGGCAAGAACCTACAGAGGTAGTAACAACTTTTGTAGATACTGGCTGGACTTATACAATGGCTTATAAGATACCGCACTATGGCGATATAGATTTAAGACTAAAATATGAAAGGAGCTAAATATGATAACTTGGCAAAATGCTACAGAAGGTAGCACAGAGATAGAAACTGGCGACTATGTAACTATAAATGGTACTAATTATCCAGTTAAAACTAAAAAGACCTCTAGTACTCCACTATCAGCAGAAAACCTAAATACTAACCAAGCTAATTTAATAGACTTTACGCAGTTAAGTAATGGCAACATAATACCAAGTAATAGCCAAATAATAGATGCTAGCTGTATATCAGATATAGCGTTAAGAGGTGAGTTTGCAGTATTAAGCCTAACCAATGCTACACAACGTACTAATGGCATAATACCATTAACTAACTTTTCTACTACAACTGATAAATTAAGCTACAGTAATAACGGTATTATGATAGGCGAAGGAGTAACAAAAGTTTTAGTAATGGCACAATGTTTTGGAGAAATGGCAGTTACTAATAAATACTTATGGACAGAGATACAACAAAACAGTACTAGTATATCAATAGTAATTACACCAAGTGCTAACGGTTACGCTAGCACAACTCACATTAAACCAGTACTAGTCAATAGTGGTGACGTTTTTAAACTAAACAAGCTAGACACAGAAAACGATAATTTAAGGAGCGGTGCTAATACTTACATAGCAGTTATAATACTAAAATAGAGGCGAAAACAAATGAATATAATTGAATTTATAAAAGATTACTGGGTACAACTAATATTTGTACTCGGTTTTTTAATTGGTTGTTATAAGTTTGCAGTAGCTATGCTTAATAGTGTTAAGTGTAGTTTACGTAATGATATCTTATCAATTTATGATAGATGCAAAGCAGACAAAAAAATAACCAAATATCAACTAGAGGCGATAGAATTTTCTTATACACAGTATAAAGCATTAAAAGGTAACTCTTTTGTAGATGCTATACACGAAAAAATAAAAGATTTTGATATAGTCGGCTAGTTTTATTAATTGAATAGGGAAAGAGCTTAAAAACGAAAATAGACGTTTTTAGGCTCTTTTTATTTTAAAGGAGGTAGCTTTATGTGGAAAGATATTTTAATTAGAGCTATAAAAACTTTTTTCCAACGGTTTTTTAGGTGCGTTAGCAGTTACTTTACCAAGTACAGACTTTACAGATACTACAATTATGAGGTCACTTTTAATAGGTGCAGTAGCTGGTGGTATTTCAGCAGTAATGAACATGACAGTAAATTTATTGCAGAAAGGGGATAAATGACTATGGAGGAAGATTTTCAAACACTTGAAATGTTAGACGAGTTTACTAACGGAGGTGCAGAAAATGATTAAAAGTGATTTAACAAACGAGGTAGTACTAGCAGACAGTACTAACTATACACATGGCAGAAAAGGACATAAGGTATGCAAAATAACACCACACCACATGGCTGGTGTATTAAGCGGTGTACAATGTGCTAAATTATTTCAAAACTCTAACCGTAACGCATCAGCTAACTATTGTATAGGAAATGACGGTGACATAGTTTTATCAGTACCAGAAGAGTACAGAGCATGGACAAGCAGTAGCAGTAGTAATGATTGTCAAGCCATTACTATAGAGGTAAGCGACTGCAACTATGACTGGGAGATATCAGATAAAGCATGGACAAGTCTAGTTAACTTGTGTGTGGATATATGCAGAAGATATAATTTTAGACTAACCTATGACGGTACACCAAACGGCTCACTAACAAGACACAATATGTTTGCTAATACTAACTGTCCACGGTGCATACTTGCAAAATAAATTTCCAGAACTAGTAGAAACAGTAAATGCTAAATTAGAAGGACAACCAGTACCAGCACCAGAGCCAACTAAAAACGGACTAGATCCATTAAAGGAGGAAAAAGCTATGTACAAGTTTAGAAATGGCAGAACAGTAGAGCCAATATACGCAGACAAAAAGCACACAGTAAAGATAGGACAATTAAATAAGTACGAGGTATGCGACTGCTACGGACTATTTGAAGGAGTACCAGTAGTAAGATATAAAATAGACGGTACAAATAACTATAAGATAGGCTTTGCAGTAGATACAAGATGCGTAACTAATAACTAAAACTAGGGTAGTTTTTATACTACCCTTTATTTTTTTGCTCTTTTTTTTAAGAAAATGCAAAAAAGGTATTGACATTTAATACTAGTACTAGTATAATATATTCAAGAAATGAGAAAGAAAGGTACAAACCTATGAAGATAAAAGATTTAGAGAGATATATTAATGAAACATTAAAATTTAAAAAATTTATGAGTGAGTATGAAGATGCAGAGTATACAGCTGAAATTCATGTATACGACAAATATATGAGCCAAGACTATAAAAGTATAAAAGACTTAATTAAAAATTTTAGCGAAGAGTTTTTAGGTGAAATTACTGGAGATACAGAAATAAGAAACGAGGACGGATACATAACAGTTACAGTAAAATACCAAGAAAAAAACTGGAGTGAGGAAAAAGGTGTTTATTATACAGACCAAGAGTATGATTTACATATAGCTATTACATTTTATGCTAATGTTTATGGTACTTTAGTAGAACAATGTTAGGAGGTGAAAAGATATGAAATTAACAAACTGGGAGAAAAACATTTTAATAAACTTAATAAATAACGAGTTAAACTATGTAGAAGGAAACTGCAACAAAGCAGAGCTAAATAGATATAAAAAATTATTAGATAAAATAGAAAGCGAGGTATAATATGAGAAACTATAAAAACGAAAGCGACTGGCAAAAAGAGAAATATTGTAGAGTAAGTGCTTACATAGACAAAGACGTAGGCGAAAGGCTAAAGGCAAAACTAAAGCAAGAAAACAAAACAATAGCCAACTGGATCTACACAAATGCGATAGATTATTTAAAGGACTAGTAACAAGCTAGTCTTTTTTATATGTTATAAATATGTTATATGCTAAAAAATAAGCCTTATAACAATTAGCTACAAACTAACTGCTATAAGGTTTTATGGTGCGACTGGAGGGACTTGAACCCCCGACCTCACGGTTAAAATTTTATTTTTTTATTCTTTCCTAAAGTTTTCTCAAAGTAGCTATTTTACACACTTTTATAAAAATAGTTTTCTCAAAGTTTCTTAAAAGTTTCTTACCAAATATGTTATATATATGTTATATAAAAATGTTATTTATCTTACTAACTGCATCAGTTTTTAGTTTAGGTATAACGTGGCTGTATATTTCCGTTATTTTAACAGAACTATGACCGCAGTAGTTTACTCACTGTTATTAGCTCTACACCTTTAGACAGTAACAATGTTGCGTAAGTATGACGTAGTGAGTGAAACTTTTTAACTGGTAGCTGGTTATCAGATAAAAACTTTTTCCACTTTTTATTAAGAGTGTGTGCGTTAAAATTAAAAATAATATCTTGACTGTGATTAACTGGTAGCATAGCTAGTAAGTTTCTTGGTATATCTACTACACGTTTAGAGTTTTTAGTTTTAGGCTCGTAGTAAAGTGTTTTATATTCTTTTTTGTTACCTTCAAATGTAGCTACGTTTTTTACTGTACGATTAACATGGAGCTGACTGTTAGTATAGTCTATATCACTATAACGTAGTGCTAGTAATTCACCTTCACGCAAACCAGTACCAATAGCAAATAGTACTATGGTTTCTAATTCGTTATCCTTTAACTTTTCTTTTATTAAACGTACCTCGCTTTCCGTAAAATATTCTAATACAGTAGCGGTTTTAGTTTCTTTTGGCACTTTGATATTGTCGCATGGGTTTTTTACTAAATAGCCTTCTAATATACACCACTTAAAGAACATACGGAGTACTTTGTTTACTTTATTAATATTACTGCTAGAAATACCGTTTTTAACCATATTTATATACATATCTTGCAAGTAATATGGCTTTATATTTTCAAGCCTTAAAAAAGTCATTTCGTGCGTTTTAATGTATAGTCTATAGCTACTCTCGTAACTTTCAAAGCTAGACGGCTTTATATTATCATATTTTTTAATATTGAATAGCCAATACTCCATAAGAGAGCCTACAGTTTGGTTAGTAATAACTAGACCGCTGTTAAGTTTCTGCATATATAAGTTAGCCTTTATTTCTGCATCAGATTTTGACTTGCCGTAAAAAGACTTTTGGACTGGTTTATTATCTTTGTGTCCAATAACTTTAGTTACACGATAGTAGGTAGATCCATACTGGTTAACAAAGTTAGTTTTCCTCATTACTCAAAAACCTTTCTTATATGACCTTCTATTACTTTACCAATTATAATAAAGTCTTTGTCTAATGTACGAGGTGGATAGTAAGAGTTAAACGCTATTAACTCTATAGAGCT